CAATGGTTACGCAGTCATTCGATTCCTTCCTTCCGAAAGTGAAGTACCATGGGTTCGCTACTGGGACCATGGGTTCAAGGGACCAACTGGTAAGTGGTACATCGAGAAGTCTCTGACCTCACTGGGTCAGCAGGATCCTCTCGGCGAGTATAATTCTAAGTTGTGGAACTCTGGTAACGAGGAAGATCGTGAACAGGTTCGTAAGCAGAAACGACGACTCCATTATGTTACTAACATTTTGGTAATCTCTGATCCTTCTGCTCCTGAGAATGAAGGTAAAGTCTTCATGTATCAGTTCGGTAAAAAGATCTTTGACAAGATCCAAGACTTGATGCAACCACAGTTTCCTGGAGAGACTCCCGTCGATCCGTTTGACCTGTGGAACGGTGCTGACTTCCAACTGAAGATTCGCAACGTTGAAGGGTATCGTAATTATGATCGTTCCGAGTTTAAAGCACCTTCACCATTGTTCGACGGTGACGATGTTCAACTGCAAGCAGCAGTTAACTCGTTGCATGACATCTCTACCTTTGTCGATCCTGCGAACTATAAGTCGTTTGATCAACTTCAGGCAAAGTTGATGGAAGTGTTGGGCGAATCTGCCCATACTCCTCAACAGCAAGTAGCGATGGAAACAGTTGCTGATCCAGCACCTGCTCCAGTTGCTGCTGTTCCTGAGATCAAGGTAAGTGCCGCTGCCACTGCTGAAGAAGCAAGTGATGACGGAGACGAGGATGCTTTCTCTTACTTCCAGAAATTAGCGAACGCTGACTGATTGGGAAGACAGGGCACTTCGGTGCCCTTTTTTATTTTACCTTTACAATGTCAAATCCGACAGGTTCCACTGTCTCGACTTTGTACACCTTTTTTTCTAGTGTAGTAAAACGGAACACGCACTTGTCTTTGCTGACTAGTGGTTTCCTTTTACATTTAAAGGTTTTAGGGTTCGCGCTGAATAACTTAGAACCGTCCTGACGTTCCTCAATGGGACCAGGAAAATAGATGGTGATCTCGTATCGGTCTATAAAGAGCGACTTGATCCATTCCCAAATTTTATGATGTATTTTCATGTAAGTATTTAGTATAAATACATCGTATGGATGAGAACCTGTTCGAAAAATACAAAGACCTTCTTGAGCAAGATGGTATCGAAGCACACTCTAAACTTTCGCAAGAGTGGTTTTACGACAGGATTCGCGAAATAAATAGAGAACAAGTGGATCGCCAAAGCATTGTCAGGAATCCACCGATTAAGATGGCGGCGAATCAGTTTAAAGGCAGGATGTACTTATTTCGCTACAATCCTGTTGGTAGGCAAAAAATGCCATACTTTGACAGGTTCCCTTTGGTGATTATGTTGGATATCTACGATGGCGGTTTTATGGGATTGAACCTACATTACCTCCCGATAGATTTGCGCCAAAGGTTGTTCTACAATTTACTTAATCGTGCAAGTCAAAGCGAGTTTAGATGGAATACATATTTGAAAATAGATTATGATTATCTAAAATCTAGAACGCAACTGAGAGCACATAAAGCATGCATCAAGCGATATCGTTACGATCAGATATATGGTAGAATGGCAAACGTGCCAGCGCCAGAATGGGAAGTTGCTGTACACTTACCACTCGCTTCATGGCGTAAGGCAGCAGAATCAAGAGTTTATAAAGACAGTAGAGAAATCGCTAGGAAAAAGACATGAGTTTTAGTACAAATACCCTTCGCGGAAGATTTGAACAAGAGAGCGGACCAGCATATATCAACCGATGGGAAGTCAAACTTCCTTTAGTGGCAGGTAGCACACCATCCGGCGACTTTGTAGATTTCCAACCTTCGCAACCTGTAAACGAATTATGTACCCAAGTTTCCTTGCCTTCTAAAACTCTTGCGACGTTAGATCGTCAGATAGGTCTAGAACCAATAAAGGTTGCTTCTGGGTACACTTTTAGTGCAGTGTCAATGACGTTTTATCTCACTCAAAATTATGTTGCTCGAAAATATTGGCAAGCATGGATGGATAGGATAGTTAATCCTACGCCACCGTACACTGTCGGATACCGAGATAACTATGTTGAAGAAATAAAAATTTCTCAACTAGATAAACTTGGCGCAAAGAAATACACAATAACGCTGGAAGGTGCATACCCTACAGCAATCAATGAAATTGAATTTAACAACCAACAAGCTGGCGCTGTTGGAGAATTGACTGTTACGGTAGATTTTAGTCACTATACAGTATCATAACATTATCGGAGAATATCATGGCGTTACCACGCATTAATGAAACTTTGAATTTTACTATGAATATCCCGTCAACGGGACAAAAAGTAAAATACAGACCCTACCTCGTAAAAGAAGAAAAAGTTCTACTTCAAGCATTCGAGTCGAAAGACCCCAAGACATGCCTTGAGGCGATGTGCGACACTATCACTGCTTGCCTAGATCCTTCTGAAAAAATTGTGGTACAAGAACTTGCGACTTTTGACATTGAGTATTTGTTTACACAATTACGTTCGAAGTCTGTAGGCGAGATGTCGACAATTTATATTCGATGCAGAGAATGCGAGCAATCAAACGAGTACCATATTAATCTTGAAGAATTAGAGATTCCTGTAGAGAGGGAAAAGAATATTATCAAAATTACTGATAGTATTTCAGTAGAGATGAGATACCCTACATTCAACTCTATGGTAGAGGGCGACGTCGACGGTGCTCGTAATGATGTTTCTGCTGCTATTGACCTAGTGGCAAAGTCAGTCACCGCTGTGATCACTGCTGAAGAGAGGATCGACACTTCCGATCTTGCACAACAAGAAGTAGTTGAGTTCTTAAACTCAATGACTGCTACACAAATAAAAAATATCACAGATTTTCTTCAAGAAAGTCCAGCACTAAAACATACAGCAGAGTTTGATTGTATTAAGTGCGCCACGAATAACGTACTAGAACTGAAAGGGTTGTCTGATTTTTTCTGATAACCCTTTCCCATGATAATCTTGTAAACCATTACAAGACTAACTTCGCCCTGATGCAGCATCACAATTATTCGTTGACTGAGTTAGAAAATATGTTACCGTGGGAAAGGGAGATCTATATTACTCTCCTCACCGAGTACATTAAAGAAGAAAACGAGAAGGCAGAACAACGAAGACTGTCTAAAATGTGATATAAATAAAGGAAACCTAACTCTAAGAATAACAAATGGCAACCTTAGAAACCGTCGTAACAGAACTCAAAGAACTGAACGATTATTCAGACCTTCATCTCGATGCTCAGTTTGAGATATCTGACCGTGTAGGACAACTGTCGGAAAGAATGCAAGAACTGACCAGTGTCATGCTTACATTTATGAACACTGTCCCAGAAACACTTTCTAGAGGGTTCCAAGATCTTATTCAAACAGAAGAAAGCATCGCAGATAGGCAAAAGAAAGATGATGATACTCGAGAAAGGTTAAGGCAGCGCGATGAAAGCGGTGATGACGGAGAAAAGAAACCAGGAAAGATAAAGGGTGCGTTCTTAAAAGGATTCGAAGACGGAATGAACCCAGAAAAACTTGGGTTGTTCACAGCAGTCGAAGATTTCGTATCAACCGTTGGAGAGTGGGCAGGTAAAATTGCTCTCGCTTGGTCTTTGTTTGCTGCTAAATTCCCCACACTTGCTGGTGGTATAACAAAAGCATTGACTGGCGCAGGTAAGTTGATATCGGGTGCGGGCAAGTTCTTGTTAAATGGCATCAAATTATTGGGAAAGGGACTGTTCTCGTTCCTGATGAGGATAGGCACAACTCTTATTCAAACCGTATTACCTGCGATTGGTTCTGCCTTGACCGCCACTCTAGGATTTATTAGTGCTACGGTCATGCCTATGATCACCGGACTCTTTACCGGACTCATGACCATGCTTTCCCCTATAATCGCTGCTCTCGCACCGATATTGCTACCGATTGCTGCTATCGCTGCTGCTGTCACTGCTCTAGTTTCTGGTATTATGAGTTTCATTGAAGGATTCCAGAGTCAAGAAGGCACGTTGCTTGATAAAATATTTGGCGGCGTAGCAGGTTTTATAAAAGGAATTATGAAAATTCTCACAATCCCGCTGGACTGGATAAAAGATCTGATATCAGGAATATTAGGTTTCTTTGGCTTCGATGGTGCCGCTGAAATACTAGATTCGTTCTCTATTACCGATATATTTGGAAGTATGGTCGACGCAGTGAAAGATTTTGTAATCGGAATAAAGGATATGATCGTCGACGGTATACTTGGGTTTGCATCAAAACTCAACCCACTAAATTGGTTTGGCGGTGACGACGAAGAAGAGGAAGAAAGCACAAAGCGTGGCATGGAAATACCTTCTGATACTGACGATACTGACTTTAGCGAAGAAGGAAAGGAACGACTCGACGACTTTACTGGGAAGCAGGAAACTAGTAAGACTGCTAAAAAAGTTGGTGGAGTGGTTGTTGAGGAAGATGGTGTTGCGCGAACGGATTTTTCAGAAGAAGAACTCAAGCAAATAAACGCAGCGAGAACTGCATCCATTGCAATGGGAGGACCAGATCTTTTCCCACAGGCAGAAGGAGCAGAACCATCTGCTCAAGCATCTGAACCAACTAAAGTGCCCGAGAAACGTGGTCGAGTTATAGG